TATACGGGAGTTAACAAAGCATATGTTCACATATACTTTACCGCTGCCGGTATGCAATATCGTAGTAAAAGAAGTGTAACAGTTACTACAAAAAAAGATGGTGTAGGGTATGCCATTGGTAAAAATGACCCTAAATTAAAATCTTTATGGGATAAGCATAAAGGTAAATACGCACAAGGAACAAATCCTCAATACGAATATCTTGAACAAGAAGACCCAGATCTCTTTGATTTATTCGATGCAGTATTCGGTTCTCTTGAGAATATGGGGGTTGTTCAGCCACCAGAAGCTGATCCTGAAGGATTGCCACCAGCAGATGGAGCTATGCCGCCTATGGCACCTCCAATGGGGGCCCCAATGGCTCCTCCTATGGGCGCACCTATGCCTGAGGGAAGCTCAAAACCAGCTATGGCACCAATGAACAGGCTGAAAAGTGCTTTGGACGCAGGTGCAGAGATGCCACCAGTGCCACCAAGTCCAGGCGGACGTGTCCCAATGGACTTTAAAAGCCTAGGAAAAATGATGTAGTTTCAAAAAGGAGGGGGAATATATGAATTATGAAGATATATACGAAGCAATATGAAGATTATTACCGACGGTCAGAGGAATTAAGTAGGTCAGACCCTGATAAAGTCACAGTACAAGGTAATAAAATGTCGCCCGAAGAATTTCTCCTCTGTCTTAATGATGAAGGTGGAAATTTTCGGGCTTTTTTGTGGTCATTTTTTGTTAAACTTGTATACCTTAAGAGGCTTTACTGGTTTAATTTCGATTCGGAGGTAGGGGAACTGTTCGAATCAAGGAGACAGAGTGGCTCTTTTAACGCATACATGAGGCTTTTTACCAATTCTGAGCCACAATTTATACTGCAACACCCATATTTTAAAGTTGCTGAGTCCTATATTGATGAATTTTACGCAAATATCATGGAATATAGTCCTTTTGAGTATGAATACGAGTTCCCATATCAGTTTATGACAGTAGATTGTCTCTTTTTCGTTATGGATATGGAGGAAAGGCGTGAACTACTCAGCGTAGGAGAGGAAAAATGCCTCAAATACGCGGATTTTTGTGATTATGTGATAAACTATACCCAATGCGAGAATGAACAGCTAGAAACGCCCAAATTTTCACTCTCAGAGGCACAAAATAAGATCATTATATTGTAATATGAAGCAAATGAAACCTATTGTCTTTGCAAAGAGCAATAAAAAGAAATATCAATCAACAAAACTGCAAGAAAATATGCTCTTGCGTGCTTTTTCTGAGACTGATGATATTACCACATTGAAAAATGTAGCAAAGTTCCATACAGAGGCTGACGTAATGAGAGCAATGGATAAAATATCAATCAGAAAAGAGTACCATGATGCTCTTGTCCGTAATGGCCTTACAATTGACCAAATTGTACGTCATATAAACACGATTGTTCTTACAAGTACCAGTGATAAGGTGAAAACAACCTTACTTGGTATGTTGCTTAAGTCTATCGGGCTTGATAAGTATGATGATTCTGAGTCTTCTGGTAAAAACTGGGAGCAGCTTTTGTTGGATGTTGTTGAGAAACAGGCTGATACTCCACTTCTTGAGACATCTGAGAAAGGTAAGAACAGATATGAAGTAGTAACACCACCAGTCCCAGAATCATATAAGAATAATAGAAAAGAAGAAGATGATTTCGGTAGAAGCCTCTATGATAAGTAAAGAAGAGCTCATACAAAGTGCATTAAAAGACCCCAAGCTATACTTGGAGAATTTTTGTAAAATCAAAACAAAAAGAGGTGGTCTTTCCCCATTCATTTTAAATAACACCCAGCTGGACCTGTTTAATAACCTCTTGGGTGGAGAGAGTGAACGTTTTATTATATTGAAAGCTCGCCAGCTTGGTTTGTCCACTGCTGTTGTAGGGTTTTTATACCACCGCACAATTACTTCACCTGGTATTAACACAGCTATCATTGGATATAACAGTGATTTGACTGCTGAGCTTCTTGATAAGATTAAAATCTTCATTCGTAGTACACCTCCAGAGCTTCGTCCTACAATTCAATATAACTCAAAGTACGAAATCTCATTTCCAAAGATTGACTCAAAGATTTTGGTCCTTCCATCTACAGAGAATGTAGGTCGTGGATATACTCTGCATAATGTGTTGTGTACTGAGTTGGCCTTTTGGGATAAAGCTGAAGAAAAAATGAACGCTTTGGAAAACTCTGTCCCACCAAAAGGTGGTCTTATTGTTGTTGAATCTACCCCAGCTTCTGTGGGTAATATGTACCATAAGATGTGGGTTATGCCTGATAGTGGGTATACAAAACTCGAATACGGTTGGTGGTGGCTGTATTCAGAAGAAGAAAAAGAGCTTATTAAAAAACGTGTTGCTGACCCGATAAAGTTCGCGCAAGAATATGAGTTGCAATTTCTTTCAACAGGTAGGCCTGTATTTGATATGCAACTTGTTAAATCTATGCGTAAAAATATTCTCTCTGTTGGAGATGATGTATATGAGTTTGATGAGAATGGAGAAAAGAAAGTTGTCGGTAAAGTAGAGGAAGAGTTTGTTAAAGGAAATCAACATATCAGAATATATAAAAGACCGCAGCCAGGTGGGTTGTATGTTGTTGGCGCCGACGTTGCTGAAGGTGTGGAGGGAGTAGACTATTCATTTATGACAATCTGGGATAGAAAGACTGGAGAGGAAGTTGCGATGTTCCGTGGGCTTTTAACCCCTGGTGATTTTGGAGAATTTCTTGACAAGTGGGGAAGAATTTATAATAATGGATTAATGGTAGTGGAACATAACAACCAAGGAATTGCTACTTTACAAAAATTGAAAGAGCTTTCATATCCTTGCATGTATTTCAGACCGACAAAATATGAATCTGTTTATACTGGATTGAGCGATAAGATCGGATGGAGAACTACACCAACAAATAAATCTTTGTTGATTGATCAGTTCCAGGACGCACTGAGAAAGAATGAAATGATTATACACTCGAAAGAAACATTGGACGAGATGTTAGTATTTATATACAATGATAATAACGACATGGTTGTACCGAAAGGATTCCATGACGATGGTATCATGTCTTCGTCAATTGGTTATCAAGGATTTAAAGTTATGTATAGTAAACCACTAGAACAAATAGATGAGTCAGAGCATCTTCCAACAAATTTTTCATATTGATATGGCAAATACTCCACGCTACCAAGCTTCAAACTTTGGTAAGGCAGAAGAAAAAATGGTGAATAAGTACTTTATGCAAAGAGAAGATGCAAAGAACTTTTTTCTCAACCAAACAAAACCAAGACTTGACCGCTCCTATAAGTTATATATAGCTTGGAATGGAGATAGACAAAAAGAAATCAAGCAATGGCAAAGTAATATCTTTATCCCTTACATTCAATCCGTTGTCGAGACATTAATGCCTCGTATTTTGGATTCTAGACCTGACTTTGCTGTAAAAGGAAGAACACAAGAAGACCAGCTCAAAGCAGATAAAGTTCGACAACTTAATGAATACACATGGGAACTTACAAAGGGGGATTCTGTTCTTGAAGATATCGTAAGAGCTTCTATCGTGTATGGAAATGGATTCGGACAAGTTGGTTGGAAGAAAGATGTCAGAACACAAAAGTTTTTGAAGAGTATTGATATTAATACAAAGAAACCAGTCTGGGAGAAGAGAGAGAAAACATTCTACGACGCCCCAACTTTAACATGGGTAGACAACTATTACCTATGGTACGATTGGCACAATTCTGCTGCTGAATCAAAACAGTTCTGGTTTAAAAGACGTATCCTCACTGGAGCAGAAATCAAACGAGACTACCTGATGGCCGATCCAGACAGATTGAACATGGCTTTTCTTTCAGGTGCCCCAGATTTAGTTGACTACGGAAGAATAAGATATGAGGTAAAGTCCGCACATGAGAAGATTACAAAAAATGCTTCTTCTGTTGGTACTGATTACTCTGTAGGAAGAACTTACAATGGTGCTACAATTGATAGATACCAATCCAATGCTGACCCAGATTTGAAAATGCATGAGGTGTTTGAGTGGACAAGACCTTTCGATGACGAATATACAGTCACGGTTAATGATGTCCCTATCTTCGAAGGTGGAACAATGCCGATTCCTTATGATTACAAGGAAGCTTCATTTATTTCAATCCCATATTTAAAACCACCAGGAGAGTTTGAAGGGTATGGTATCCCAATGATTCTTGAGAATCCACAGATCATGTTGAACCTGATTAAAAATCAGCGTATTGATGCTGTGACAATGAGTATCCACAAAATGTGGGTAGTTAATCCTTTGGCAAACATTAACAAAAATGAGCTCGTTACACGTCCTTTCGGTATCATTTATTCCAATGACCCAAATGGTGTTCGTGAAATTCAATTCTCTGATATTAAACCAAGTGCGTACACAGAAGAAGAATCGTTGAAGAGTGATATGAGATATGCTTCTGGTGTTGACGACTTCTCTATGGGTGGTGGTAGTAATGCTGGATCTGCAACTGAGGT